ATCATTGTTACTTGATGACTAGTACACTTTGCAATATCGTAGCCTGTGACGTTGTGTTGTTTACTTGCCATTGCTTCTGCACACGGCATGCCAAGCTTTCCTGTGCCTATAAATCCTATTTTCATGTAAGTTCCTTTATATGCGTACTTTACTATTTATTAGCAAAAACAGTCATTTTACGTAGGTCTGGATAATCGTCTGATGTCCAATCTTTAGCTTCAGTTCTAATAGCTGTAGGAAGCTTATCTATGCCTTGCTGTGCAGTTTCCGGGGTCATGTAGTAATGATAACCTATATGTTTTATGTCTTGGTCTTTCCACGGTATATTTGGTACCCTGCCATCGTAACTCATTGCCTTTAGTGTATTATATGTATATTCTTTATCACACAGTATTGCACCACCACGTCCTAAACTAAGATGTTTTTGGAACTGGAAACTTAAACACATTAATGTTCCTGACAAATAGCTATTTTCTTTCCAATAAACGGCGGCATCAATTATACGAGTATTACTAAGATAATAATACTCCTGCCATTTTTCTTTATTCCAGTACCAGCGTATTCCTAATTTTTCTAAAGTCATTGGTATACTTGGATATGTATTAGTAGGACATGCTATTGCTGTTAATGGTTCAATTCTTAAACATAGCTCAATTGCATGTGTACAACAATCTGTTGCTACTGCATAAGGAGCTCCATAGAACTTTGCAATCTGTTTTTCAAACTCTTGTACTGTTTCAAAATTCATAGCGATGCAACAAATGGTAATATTACTTTTTCTGTTAATAGCTTATGATGCTCTGTTGTAGGATGTTGTCCAACTACATGTGCATCTTGGAAGCTAGGAAGGGTATCACCTGCTTTCCAATCTGATTCCATCGACCATTCAAGTATACCTGAGATAGGTAAAAATTTTGTAAAATCTATTTGTCCATATAAATGAGCAGTTGACAAATCATCATTTAACTCACCCGGTAATACTTGTGCTGTATACGTACTCATAAAGTATTTTATATTATGTTTTTCAAGAAACCATTGTGTCCTAAGAATATGCTCAAGGGTGTTAATGTAGGAGCCAATATGTGAATAGAAATTTCTATACCACATTTTTGAAGAGTCATGTTTCCAATGATGATTTAGAATTGCCCATTGTTTAACGCCAGGTACAACATCTGTTGGATTGTCTATCCAACCATCTAGATTTTTACCTTTAAATTGTTTTGGGCTATCTACATAATAGTCATGCCGAGAAGGTCCAGACCAGACAACACCAACAAGCAAGTCTTCAGCATTATTTGTTTTTAACTTTTCATTAACCTCATATATGATACCTCTACTAATAAGTCCGTTGCCTTGACTACTCATAGCTCTATTAGTAAGAGTATATTCAGGCAGCATTCTATTCAAGTGCCTAGGCCATGTATTAATATGGGATGAATGAGTTTCACTAAAACTGCATCCACTAGTTATTAAATGTTTCACCTTAAAAACCTCGCCGGAGAGCCGACATATATGCCTTCTTTTGTTATACTTTTATTTGCATTACTAAAAGCACCAATAGTAACGTTATCACATATTTCAATATTGTTTATTGCGGCACTTTTAAAGTTAAACATACAATTTTTACCTACTGTAGTTTTACCAGCAATCATTGTGCCACTGTGTAACATACAGTTATTTCCGATCGTTGTACCGTGACTTACTAAACAATATGTTTCAATAAAGCAATGGTTACCTACTGTTGCGCCTGCCATTAGCGAACTAAAATTAGCAACACATGATCCTTTGCCAATTGTTGCTCCTTCAAACACAATAGCACTATCATGTACATACGTTACACAATCACTATCATATTCGTCTAACAAGTCTATAGTTTGCTCACGTTCTTTTAGGTCTAGTGCAAAGCCTATAAAGTATTGAAAGTCGTCTTTGTTTTGTAGTTGTTTAAACTCTTGTGGTGACATTATACTAGTATCTTCAATTACAAAGCTTTTACCATAAAACAAACTTTCTTGTGTTAGTGTGCTTTGTGTATAGCCAATAATTTTTAATGGCTTTTCATTTTTTATAATCATTATCCAAGCCTTTTAAATAGTATATTTTTTGTTATTGGTGCAGATAGCAGTTCTTCTTGCAAATCAAGTATGTGTACTTGGTTAAACAACAGTGTTGGTAACATAAGTTCGTATTGCTCACGCAACTCGTCAATACTCATTGAGCCTATCCAATCAATGAGTTTTAATATTTTTGCAAATCGTTTTTGATGGCATTCTTCAGTATCATAACTTTCGTCCCAGTACTTACTGAATGTTTCAAATCCCCACTTACGCATATACTCTAAATTTCCAGGAGGACCTACCATTATAAAAGGTTTGCAATTAATCATAGGGTTCATTATCTTTTCAGTAAGCAACCCAGTTGCTTGTGCAAATCTAGTTTCATTTACAATAGCACAAAATGTTTCGTTATAATACTCTTTAGGATTTGTATTAATATGTAAATCTGGAGCAGGTTCTTTAATTTTTAATGCCCGTTCTATTTCAACTCCCATTGTCATAGGAGTCATTGTATCTAATTTTTGTGCACCATCAACAATAGTATCATGCCATTCTTCTAATTCTTCTAAGTCAAACCATAAGTTGTCTTTTAATATTGACTGATTTGATTCGTATATCCAACTTAAATTATATTCTTCAGGAGTATACTTGCCAACAAGGTAACTTGCAATTAAATGTCTATGCGGAGCATATTTCCAATTTCCGCACCAGAACTTTTTTGTTATGTCTGTTGACTCTGGTATTTCAATTTTAATATCTAATGTTGCCGGATAACTCCATCCAACTGGTGAACAGTATAGTTTAAGTCCAGGATATGTCATTCCAAAATATTCGTTAATTTTATAATCAGGAGCATATACGCTTACATCTACTAATTCGTTTCTTTCAGCAAATATATTAATGCTATCTAGTTCTCGAGATCTTATATTTTCAATATCTGTAAGTTCGTAATTAGTGTATGTACCTGTATCATCAGGATACTTAATATTATAAGTGCTTAACGGCTCTAACAAATAAATCTTTAATCCTTTTTTGTTTGCTCTATTCTTTGGCTTTACCTCTAAAACTGTACTTGGTTGCTCTAAGTATTCTATCTTGCCGACGCCGCAATATACAGCATATGGATTAGACACTCCTTTAAAAAACGTTTTTCCTAAATCTATAAACATACTATCCCAACCCTTTTGTTGGTTAGTTTTTTCTCTTAAAGGGAACCAAGAAGGTCCTAAAGGATAGTTACTATACAGTCCTGTATTATTAGGATTAAGTAAATTGTGTTCGTTTAATAAGTTATGGTGATGTGAATATCTCATATGCTATCTTTCCATTTATTAAAGTACGGGCTTAGTTCAGGAAACGTAGCATGAAAATCTAGGCCGCGGCGTTTGTCGTATGCTTCAAAAAACTTAACAAAGTTCTGTTGTGCTTCGAGCTTTTCTTGTGCAGGAAGTTGTTGTTTCATAAAATCTAAGCTTCTTTGAAACCGTTGTATTTGGTGTGGTTTAAATCCTACCCAACGGCTTTCTCTATGTTTGTCTGTGTTAGCTTTCATAAATTCTAAACAGTCATCCCCGTAGTGCCAAAATTCTTCTGGTAACACTTTTAGACTTTGCCATGCCGGAAAGTTTAATGCCGGAGTATCTACAAATACTCTATGGTTACCATAAAAGGTTAACTTTCCATTATCATCGCGTCTTGTCTTTTTAACATTGTGTATACGCTGTAATTCTAATATACCTTGCATTAAACGCTTAACACTTGGCATACTTAACATATTTAATGTTATAATAAACGTAACTAAGCCGTCTTGGGTTCTGGTAAGATAGTTGTTTACATTGTTCCATAGTAGGTCAAAATCTAATGGATCACGCATGTATTCAGCTTGTTCTCCCCAGCCGTCAACACTAACGTACAGTCTAAAGCTTTCTAATTTTTTGTATTCGTCAATAAAGCTAACAGTATCAACAAACTTATTCCAATTTTTTTGTGGAACACTTGCATTAGTTGTTATGCTCATATTAAGATCTGTGCGTGGATGATCTAATACATAATCTAACACACGAAATGTATTTTTATCCATTAGCGGTTCACCGCCTGTCATCCTAAAATGCTTTAGCTTGGGGTAAAGATCCGGCCACCATTTCCAAAATGCTTCTACATACGGATTTTCTTCTCTATTAGGAATTGGATAATGCCCAATACTTTTAAAATAGTCAATACTGTTATGTGGTACCTTTGTAGGATAAGGACCGTGTTCGTTAATGTCTTCTGCCCACTTGCTACTTAGATGAGGACTACAGTAGCTACACGCTAGGTTACAAGCATGGTTAAAGTTTACTTCTAAGTATGTAGGGTCAATGTCTCCATCGGCACCCGTTGATATTACATCTTCCCAACCTTGTTGTGCCCACGGCTCTGAACTACGATATGCTCTATCACTGAGTTGCTTACCTTGTGCTTCTACTTTCCAACAGCTACTACACCCGTCTGGTTGTTTACCTTCAAGCATCATTTTACGTTGTGCTTTTTTCTCAGGTGTGTTATGCAATGCACGAGGATTCTTTTTGACAGCTTCTGCATCAATTTTGTGCAGTGGCGGTAAGAAGCAACTATTAGTCAATCCATTAGTTAAATGTATACTGCTCCAGAGCCACTTAGCCATACACATTGTAGGCGAGATTTCATCCAACATAGGTATTACCTGCTGTGCAGCTGTCTGCGGATCTATTTCAGTAATTTTTTTCAAGTTAGATAATCGCCATAAAGCTTAATTAAGAAGTTTCCATAATTAGTATTACTTATTGGGCCAGGGTGCCGGCCGTCTAATGCTTTGTCAACTGTATGCGTAGATATTCCTTCAGTTATTGGATGTAGTAATACATCATTGTCTACCATCTGTGTTAAGATATTGCCAAATTGTTTGTCGCTAAATTCTTGGCCGCCTTTTGTTACATTTAATATTTTTGTAATACCTAAAGATTTTAATTTTAAATTAGTATGATTAATGTACCAGCTTAACATTACTACATCATCAAAGTCAGATTGAACATGTGCATAATACATTTTAGTTTTTAGATCTTTCTTTGTCATCCAAGGACCTAATTTAAACCCATCCGAGTGATTAGAACGGTCGTCATCCTTTAGTAATACTATAGTACGATTTGGAGATGTCCATTGTAATATAACTGCATCATCTGGGGTAATATCTGGGGAATTATTTAATAAACGATACGCTATTTGTTTATTACTTCCACCTGGCTCACCTCGGTTAACTATTTTACGGTTAGTATGTTTTGAAATCATGTTTGGCCAGCCTTGTGTTGACGGAATAGGACCTGGATCAAGACCATTATCAGCTGTGCAATCTGCTAATCCGTGACCAAACGTGTAGCTACACCCATACACAAATAATTTACCCATTTAAATGTTTCCTTAATTCTTCTTTTAAATTTGAATCCATCATATTTGCTCTATAAGACAACATTGAAATATTATGTGTTAGTGTATTAGTAATACTACTCATAACAGCATGTAGTTCTTCATTAGGTCTATCAAAAAATGCAATAGCAGAATTTAAAGCTGCTGTCATTCTTTCTTCATTGTGTTGGATATTATCATAACTTTCATCTAGTATATCACTAAATGTTCTGTAACCCATATCTTGCAATGCTTTTAATGCTCCTGGTTCACCTAATATTACAAAAGGTTGAAAATACATCATAGGCTTAAATATTTTTTCACTAAAGAATGTTCTACCTAGTCTGTAGTATTGATAAGTTTCAGGACAAATATGTAAGAACGAATTATAAAATTTATCAATAGACCAATCATGCACTGGATTTTGACGTTCGGCATCAACCTTGTCATCAATTGTAATCGGAAGTTTATTCCTTATATCCAATTCTTTATATTTTACATAATGCTCAGGATAACCTACTTCGAATATTCCTTGTTGCTCTTCAAAATATCCATCATACATTTGTCCGCTCATTCCCATTGACAAGCATCCATTATCAATGTAAGGATATAATGCAGTAACGCCTGCAAATCTTCCTGCATGAGGTCTGCGATTTAAACAAATAAATTTGTTTTCTCTTGCGGCTTTGTCTGATATATGTTTGTTTCCTCTATCATTTAACCAAGTTAAATCTTCATGCTTAGTTTGTCTTTCCCAAAAGCTATTATATACAGTTCTCAAATCAGGTGCATCGTGACTGTTTGCACATACAAATACAAAGTCGTCTAATGATAAGTTATATTTTATCTGTAAGGGATATACTAATTTTTTCCACCAGCTCCATTCCCAACCTTCATAAGAATTGAAGACTAAAATTTTGCATTGTTTGTTAATTATGTCTTGGTGTACATCATCTGGAATATTAAATTCATCTATTTTACTATCTATTTGAGATAACGAAGGAATTAACGGAAAGTAATAGTTTTCGTCGGTATTATCTTTGTCTTTAAAGATAATATCAAATGGATCTCCAAACAAACCAAAAAACGCAGTTGGATCTTCTTGCACTGTGAAGTATTCTGAAGTTAGATATTTTTTTGGAAAGCCCGGGCAGTACTTAAAAGACTTAATGTCATCTTCTAAATCGTTTCGATAATATAACGGTATCTGTTTCATGTTATTTCTCAATGTCTATAAATTCGTGTTGCATTCTTCCAGGGTTTTGATAAACTGTTTTAAAAAATTTACTTTGTTCAGGATTAAACGGCTCAACCGGAATTGGAACATCTAATTCATTTAGTAACTTTGATCCTAACATTCTAACTTTATCAAGTAGTGCTGACTCATCTTTATCAACTTGAAGTTCCCAGTAATTATTTAAGTACTCAAAGTCTCTTACGTTTACAAAGTCCCATTCAGTTGCCATAGTTTTGTATAAGCCTTCACGAGCACCATATATTGCCCACAACCCGTTTTTTGCATCTCTACCTACAGTTAACCAAACATACAACCTATGTAAATTTTTCCAATGTAGCTTTGCAAACTCTTCTTTGCTAACACGTAGTCCTCTGTCAAGTGCCATCTTAACACCTTCACGGAACCCTGCTCTCCATGCTTGCTGTGCTGTATGATTATTATATACTGTACTAAAGCAACTATTCATTTGAATGTAATTAATATCCCAACAAAAATCTACTTGTGCATGTACATTATTAGCATCTGCATTTTCATGTGTACGCATGTTTAAAACAAAATCTTTAGGCCAACACTTTAGTCCGCCATTACCATACATAAGTCCATTAACAGCATTATAACCTGCCCAGCTAATTACGCTATTTTTTAAATCGTCATGTTCATCAAAATTTATTTCTTGATTAATAAAATTTTCATTAATAATATTATCAGCATCAACTGTAATGAATCTATCTGTTTCACTAAGTTTAGCACATGCTTTGTGTGCAGCATCACTACCTTCTACTCCGTGTACACGCTTTGCCCAAGGTACTTTTGAACACAAATCTGCATAGTTTTTTTCTGCGTTTGGCTCGTCATAGCTTAGATAAATGATATCATAGTCTGCTACCTTAAATGTGTTACTCATATTTCTATTACCTCATGTGCATAACTATCAAAATATTTTGCTGTGTATAAACTAACATCGTCCATTTCAGAATCATAATCAAAAGGAATAACTAAGTTTTTCTCAAATGACGACATTGGCAATTTTAGTGACTTATAAAGTATGTTTGGATCATGCTTGGCTGTTATACTAAAATACAATACATCATTAAGATCTGATCTAGTTAGTTGCATATACGTTAGTGTTGCAGGGTTTAATTCTAGTGTCCACAATTTCTGCTTCTTATCTTGCGTAACGATAATATCATACGCTGCGTCTAACTGTACTTGGTAAAGCTTCTTGCCTAATAACACTTTGCTACCATTTATTAAATCTTGTTGATCTATTAATTTTAGATCAATTTTTAGTATTGCATAATCACTTGGGTCAATAGTATTAAAGCGTAATAATGTATCATCTTCTCGAGTTTTTATTATATTACTCTTTCCTGAATAAAATACTATATCGTTAGATGACTTATTATACTCTTCTTCTTTAACACTAGCACTGTACATCTTATTATTTTCTAAATACGTATCACCGTCTCGTATATGTGTAATAAAACTAAGACTTGTATTTTCGTCTTTAAACAATAATACGTTTGATACTATCATTTCTACATTTTTAGGATTAAATTCAGTGCCAGCTGGCTGGTCTTCTAATATCATATATACACAGTTGCCTATCCATACGTGCTGACCTTTTAAGTGTTCTAATTCACGGTACCATATATCAATATGTACTCCTACATACTCTTGTGTAAATTCTGGAACAACTCTAGTTATTGAGATAGATTGAGTTGGTAATGTAGTTAGTTGTACATCGGCAACAAATAACACTGTATTCTTTTTACTAAACACACTACCTTGTTTATTCTCTTTTAATATTTTGTAAACATTACCTTTGTACCACACTAGATTATCTTTTTTATATTCAGTATCTTTAAACCACATATAAACTTCTACACCGTCATAGATTTCTGTAGTTCCCATGTGTCCTGATCTATTTTTCTTGATTACAGGTAACTGATAGCACATCTGCGATGCTTCTTTATGCGTATCTTGGTAGTTCTTTTCTTTTAAAACTTTTTCTTTTAATGCCATGTCATACATAACAATAAAATCTGTTGTACGCTTCTCTCCTGATAGAATTGGACTAGCTATGTTATACGGAACTTCAAGTACAAGTTCGTTTTCATCGAGAGGGTGTTCAATGCCGCTGATGCGAATTATGCTTCCTGTGTCGTTATTGTAGTACACATAACTAGACTGAGAATGCTTTACTTCTGTTTGTAATAACTTAATTAAATCATCTAATTCAGACATTTACTAAATTCCTATATCTTTCCATTACAGGTGATTTTTCTAAAAAATCATTTTCAGTATAATGTAATACCCCTGTTTGTTCATAGTTGCCTATCTTAATTTTACAATCTCTTGAAATATAACAACCTACTCTATCTTGCCAATTACTTGAACTATCAGTCCATCCCTGACAGTATTTTTTCATATGAGTAAAACTAGGAAACTCTACAGTAGGGTTAGTTATGTCCTTAGTACAATCTAAAATTAATGCAACAATTGAAGCACAAACGTCCATGCTCATATGCTTAGGCCTAGTTATCCCTTCTAAAAAAATCTCGTAATATGCTTGCCAGTTATTTACAACTAATTCTAACCAGGCATAAAACTCTTGTGCTTCGTCCGACTTTTCAAAGTAATGTATGCCTGAAAATAAGTTAGGCAATTTATTTGCAAGAAACGTTTTTCTGTAATAGCTAGTATCTGCTATATCGCCTCTATAAGTATAAACTTTACTAGTATAAAATATTTTATAATTTTCTAAAAACTTCCACCATGTATCAATATTTTGCAACACTAACATATCAGTGTCCATTACAATAGTCTTATCGTATGGACTTGCATGGTATAGTTTCCATCTGTTTTCAATCTTCCATTCAGACGTTTTAGCACTGTCGCCAAACGGAATAGGAATAATTTTATCAAACAACTTTTGGAATTCTTTTGGAATAGTGTCGTTGGTTACTATACTAATTTTTGTATTAGGATTTGTAACCTTTAAACTCATTGCTAGGGCAACGGCTTGTTCTGGATAGTTAACAAGCTCGTTATGTTGAGCTAATACTAATATACCTTTACTCATTAGCTGTCTCCAAATCAATCATTCTTCCTAAACTGTATTTGTTCATTACATGAATTGTCTGGCCTGATGTTTTTAATGCAGTATATTCGCCTAAGTAATTTTTCTTTTCTACCAAAAACGTCATCTGATCGTCTTTCATTTGCCAAAGTATATCTCTGTCTGTAGTGTACATCATTTTGCCGGGCATTTCTTTTGCAAACGTGCCATTACTAAAGCCGTTCATAATATGTATTGCAATACTAAATGCAAAATCGTTTCTAAACAAAGAAGAAGTTATTTGGTAAACTCTTCTGTAATGATCCCATTCTTCTTCTATATGCTGTAGTAGATCAAAGTAAACATTGTTAACATTAGTTTTTCTAAAAAATACACAAGTGGCCCAGTAAAACGGTACACTAGTATCACTTATATATTTAAACTCTTGTTCATCTCTTACTTGTGCAACATCTGTTGAATCTTTATAAATTAAAAAATCGTCTGCTGAGTCAAAACATGACTTTAATAAATCATTAGATATAATATAATCAGTATCTAATAATAATGTTTCATCATACGGAGAAAGATCATATACTTGTGACCTAGTTCTGTTATTAAAAGTAGCTTGTCGCTGATGCATTCCACCATCAAAGTATAATTTTTGATTTTGTTGTGGTGGTGCATTACAAGGAATAATCCTATCAAATATATTTTCGTCAAATTCATTCTTTATATAATCTACTCCATCAGTTAAGATAGTAGTAGGTATATCTAGATATTTTCGTATGCGTTTTGCTAAAAATACAGCCTGCTTAACGTAGTCAACTTCAGAGTTATTCCTTGCAATTAAAAACGCACCTTTACTTTTCTGCATAGTCAACTAACTTTTCTACACTTCGTTGATTTTTTAATTTCATATAATCTGTATGATACGAGTTAGATGCTACAAAGTATACATCAACAACCGAATCATAAAATGCCTCTACATCGTCAACAATTGTAGGAATACCATTATCATCTGTTAGTACTGCAACATCATCTTGATGATTATCAAGTAGTAATCTTACAAAGTTAATTAACTCTTTTGTAACAGTAAACTGACACCCGTTATAAAAATACAACAAGTTCTCTTGGTATTTTTCTACTAGCAATCGCTTTTGATTGTTAAGTGTAAGCATGTAATTAGAAAAATCTAATGCCTTTTCTAACCGTTCATCCATAATCTCTCTCCTATAATATTATATATTCGCTTAGACCAGAGATCTGCTTGAAGACTGGACTTTATACTAGTATAACACTAAATTAAGAAGAAGTCAACCTTAGAATGAGGAAACTGTAGTAGCGAGGGGAGTTATTTGGGTTACTGTTGTTGTTGATACGCCGTCGATTGTAGCGGTACCGTTTGGTCTAAAATACGCAGCTTGATTGTTTACTATTGCTATTACGTTTTCATCTGGGTTTCCGTAAGCTGGATCCGTAAGCTCAACTTTGAACTGTAGTACAGAATCACTTAGTTCCATAGCATATAATGTATATCTGTTAGGATTGTATACTCCTCCACCTGAATTGTAATAAGCAGTTTGGTATGAACCAGACATATAGTCATGTCCTATGCCGCCATACGCTTGCCCGACTCCGCCTGATGCAGAAGTGCTGTTGAAGCCAAACGAGATAGTACCTATTGCATTAACCATGTTTCTCCAATCAAGAGTTTTACCATCACTTCCACTATAAGTCATCGATGGAGTAATTCTAATTTGACCACCTGAATTAAAATATTCGCGGCGTAGTTGAGCGTTAGGCCAGGTTACTTTCCAAATATGGTTACGTGTTCCGTTCCAAGTACTCGGTGTATCTGATATATCACATATTTCTAACGCAGCTTGACTTGGATGACATACTAAAGCATCAGTTTCCATATCAGAAGCTAGTGCCTCAAGCCCTGCTAGATAAGCTTCTTCAACTTTGTTTGTATTTGTTGTGTTAGTAGCATAGTCGCCGACTTGGAAGGCAATTGGAGTATACGCTGCTGTGCCTACTTGATGATATCGAATTCTTAAAATATTAATGTATAGGGTTTTGTAATCTGAAGCATCAACTGTGTTAGGACTGCCTGCAGAAACTATTGCACTTGAATCGATTGCAATACCATAACCATATCGATAAGCCATAGTGGCACGATTTGTTTCAAGAGCAGGCTTGAGTAGATTATCTACTCTTGCTTTTAAATTATTGAAACGTGCTGCTTGTACTTTTGTTGGCATTAATAAACCTCTCTAGTACTATTTATCGAACGATAAATTTGTATAAACTGATTAAGAAGTAAATGTGCCGCCCCATCCTTTAGTTACTGTACTTCCTACACCCGAAGCTTCAAAGAATGTAAAGGAGCCTGTAAATGTACCAGTTGATGTAGGATGGATATACAATTGAATGCTTCTAGCTTGGTTTGTACCAAGGAAGTATGTTTTAGATGCTGTTGGAGATGTAGTAACACTTGGATAGTTTAAGCTATAACTAATGTCACCTGCACCGCTACCTACTGCAACCGCTATATTACTTGGTCTAGTAAGTTCTCTAATTGTTACACTACCTGAACCTGCTGTACAAGTTACTGTCCAGCTATATGATAATGCGCCACTTGCAGTGGCTGAGTTGAAGTTCATAGCTCCAGCACTACCAAAGTTTGGAGTTACTGTATAAGCAAAGTCAGCAGTTGGCGGAGCTGGTGTTGGAGCAACACCACTTAGTGTTCCTCGATTGCCAAAGTCACCAAAGCCATCACCGACAATTCTTGCTTTAGTAGCTAGTAATGATCTTGCTGAGTCGGAGTTAGCTACTCCTGATAATGCTACTCCGTCAACGTTAAACGGAATAGGATTTGTTGCAATGTCCATCGCAGTAAAGAATGTCTTATAAAACGGTATTGATAACTGCGGTGAATCACCTGATACTGAATAATAGTTATTATAATATTCTCTAGTCCAATAAGCTAGTCCAGATACGTCAGGTCGTCTATTCAATGCATATCTAGTTTCACCAGCAGTATTTAAAAAAGTGCCTGTTCCATTATAAAATGCGGTTGCAATTGCTTCGCCTAGTGTGGCTGCAGTTGCTGATGGAATATTTAAAAGATAATTATCCTTGTACTCATTATACCAATGTGGTGAATAGTTGTATTGTACTGATGATACACTTGTATCAGTTATTGTAACACTAACTGTCGATAATCCGTTATTTAGAGAGAACGTTAATACTTCTGTACCTTCTGTTGCCAAGTCACTTGATATTGTATATGTTAAGCTAGCCGAATTTCCTATCACTACCAACGAACCAGTTAGGCTAGCATTAGAAATATCTGCAGAAGTTACACCTGTAATAGTATAAGGAACAAATGCGTTATTTGCTACATTGGTTGTTGTTAACGTAATTGTTACTTGGTTACCTTCAACAACAGTTGCAGCAGTAGTGCCTAATACGTATGTTGGTGTGTTAACATTAACTGGAACACTAAATCCTGATAGTGCTGTAGATGTAAAGTAGCTAGGACTTGTTACGGTAATACTACTTGCACCAACTGCTCTATATTGTTGTATAGTGCTAGTTAATGCGCCGTCAACGTTGTTATCAACATTGTTATCAACAACTACATCATTAAATTCAATTCTAAATTCAATTACGTTTGAACTTGTTTCTCTAGCTTTAATTGTGTATAAGTTTCCTGCATAAATTCCACTGTATGATCCAGCGCCAACTTTAGCATAAACTGTTTGGTAAGATGAGCTCATATAGTCATCACCAATATAATAGCCTTGTCCGCTAAGACCTGCAAAGGTTTGACTTCTTGTAAATCTAACTATACCTATTTGGCTACACAATGCTGCCCAGTCTAGTCCCTTAGGAGTACTAGGGTTAGTATTATTTGCACTTAATCTAATTTCGCCGCCTGAGTTAAAAAAGTGTCGTCTAGCATCAGCATCAGCAAATGTTGCCGTAAAGATATGATAGATAAGACCGTTCCAAGTAGCTGTTCTTGTGCTTGTTAGCTTAGGTTCTAAAGCTGCTTGACTTGCATGCATTAATAGTTTGTCTGTTTCAATTGCAGTCATTAATGTTTCAAAGTCAGCAACACCTTTTTTGGTGCCGTCAACGTCAGTTCCAGATACACCTGCATCTGTTATAGTTCCACTAGTATCTTCTGCAATAGTATTTAAGTTAGCAATAACTTGTCGAATACCCGTTTCAGCTACACCAACTTGGTGTATCCTAGACTTAACCATATCTGTATAGATGTTGTTAAGGTGACTAGATGAAACTATTGAATCTGATGCTACTTGCGATGATGCAAGCGTCTGACCATAGCCGCTGTCGCCGCTTCCAGTCCCTAGTATAAGTGCTACTCTCGATTGTAAATTATTTAACCGAGCTGCGGTAATATCTGCCATGTTTGATCCTTACACTTTTAGTACGCATTCTATTAATTTTTCGCCTTCTTCATTACTAGTTTCAAGTGCTATTCCGACCAAAGAATTTGTTGCAATAGTTGTACATATACCGTCTGCCCAAGCATACAGTGATTGTCCTTTAGACACTCGACCTGTTACTCTTACAGGTAAACGTCCTTTTAAACCAATTGCTTGACCGTCAAGTTCTGAGTTCATTAAGTATGCTGGTTTATCTGATATAACACCAATACACTCGTCTCCTACTTTAGCTGCTCTAGTTTCCGAAGTACCACCAACTGCCATTGCAGTTCCTACTGGATATTCTTGATCCGTTGTATATTTTTCTGCTAAATCCGCATAACGTGCTTGTGTTGCAGTACCTTCGAATAAGTTTGCAGCAATGTTGCCTGTTGCGTCTCTTACTGCAACAGTATTATTTGAAGCACTAGCACTTGCTGTTCTAAAGTCTGTACCGACTCTTAGTGCAGTTGCTTGTGAAGCTTCACCTGTAAATGCTGATGCATATACATTGGAAAATTTAAGGGAGCCGCTACCTAGTGCAAACGTGTTGTCTACTGCTGGTAGAATACCTGAAGAATTAAACGTAACCGAATGTGTTGTTGTTCCAGAACCGTTTGTTGACTTTACCTTAATTTTACTGTTGTTGCCTGTAATATTTTGAATAACACCGTCAGTGCCGTTCTCAATTAATAGCTGTAAATCCTGTGAGTTACCAATTTGTATTCCGCTGTCTGGAAATTCAACAGTAGTTGTAAAAACTGTGTTATCGCTTCCGGATTGTTGAATAAAGTTTGATGCTAGTACGCCACCTAAGCGTAATGAGTCTGAAGAAGTACCCCAAAAGTAATGTCCTGCTGGAGTAGTTATACCATTGGATGCTAATTTAGTATTAACTAGTGTAATACCCTTCTTAAGTCTATCAAATCCTGTAACTGCGTTACTTACTGCAATATCAAATTCAAATGCACTAACCATCATTACAACTTCACTATTAAGTGTACCTGCGATAACATTTCTGTTTGTGCCATTAGTATCAAGAAGTTGCAAGCTTTGCATTTGGGTTACGCCATCACCTGCGTTTTGTGGTCCAATTAATATGAATAGTGTGCCGTTGTAAACGTACAATTGATTGTTAGTAGTATCCCACCAAAAATCACCTATTGATAATCCTGTTGGTTCAGTTGCAGAAGCCTCTGATCCTCCATTTGTTCGCCACTTTGTTCCGTCATAAAACTTTAATTTAGCTGAAGCTGTATCATACCAAAGCTGACCGCTTAGTGGTCTAGCTGGTGCTGTTGCTCCGCTAAAGTTTTCTAACAAAAACAGAAAGTTTTCATTTTGTATTTCGCCATAACCTGCGTAGTTCTTACCGATGAACTTTAAATCGGTAGTTTGATCGACTGTCCCGTCTTCTACGTTGGTTAAAAGCGTATTATTGTATCTATCTATTTGATATGCCATTGGTGTAACCCCTAAGTACTTATGTTATTTATCGTTTTGATCATATGTTTAATAAGCAGTTGTTGCCTGCCACTCCCATGCTGTTCCATTTGACTGGAACCTCATCAAACTACGTGCTGCAGTTAATGAAACGTTACCGCTAGCACCAGCAAAAACAATGTCTTGTACTACTGATTCGTTCTGTGTTCCGTTTGAGTCAACTGCTATGTACGAAATAGTTTTAGCAGAGTTTACATCAATACCACTTGCTGTTGCATTGGCATATGATGTGCAGTGTAGTTTAGCTTGCTTATTATTATTAATTGTTGCAGCCGGATATAAATCATTTAAATATCCTGCGACTGCTGCTTGTAGTGTTGAGCCTGTTCCTAATCCTGTAATATCAAATCCCATTACTATAGTTTCATTTGCTATTTCAGTATCTGCATAGATCTTTGTTGCAACGTCTTGTACGTCGGTAGGATCTTTAACTCCAGTAATTTTATGATTACCAGTAATTGCTATATTGCCGCCTGGTGAAACAACCATTCCGCCAGTAGCTGTAATATTAATATTAGAAACAGAATTACTAATAGTATTACCGTCAATTCCAATTGAATCAACTTGTAGTGCTGTAAGTGTTCCGAGTCTAGTTAGTTCATCTGCGTATAAAATATTTGACAAACTAGTATTTGTTAGTTTAACTTGTCCTCCAATCTTAATTGATGTAGTCGTATCTGATAAATCAATATTTTTATTGAATGTCCAAGCATCTGTTGCTCCTAGCCATTGAATAGTTTTGTCAGTATCAGTTGACAACAGTGTAACACCACCGCCTTCTGCTCCAGCATCGTCTCCGCCAGTACTATCTGACTGGTAGCCTAGTTCGATATTCTTGTCTTCAACCCTTAATGTCACAGTATCAATTGTTGTAGAAGTTCCTTCTACAATTAAATTTCCTGTAGCTCTGATATCGCCCTCAACATCTAGTGTGTATGCTGGCAATCTGTTAGTAGTAAAAATACCAACTTTAGCTGTACTTGCATCTACGTAAACAGCGTCAACAATTAGTGAGTTAAACTGATTACTACGCACACGCAAACTCATGTCATGGTCTAGTAACTGATTTTCTATATAAAATCTCTCACCGATCACTTTTTGTACGTTGTTTTGTGATAGACCAATTGTCAAACCACCGGAGTTTTGAATAGTTAATGAACCAGTTGTTACATCATTTGCGTTTGATGCTAAAAACTGTTCAGCTGTTCTATTAACTCCTGCCGCATCTGTAAGTGCTAGTGAACTGCTTGCTACTCCAAGCCATTTAAAAGTAGTTGCATTAATAATATTAATGCCTTCGTAAATAATTCCAGTTGTATTTGTTGCAGTAACTAACCCTGGAATTCTTTGTGAGTAAGTAGGCGTAAATTCTATTGCACTTAATACTGCTGACAATGTTCCGCCAACATACAAATATGCTATTGTACGTGATCTGCTTTGATTATCAAGTATACTACCAGTTTCAAATCCTGTTTTCTTTTGGGTTACAGTGTATTGTGGACCAATTAGTACTGTATCAGTTCCGTCAAATGCATAAAGTTGATTGTTTAGGTTATCAATCCATAAATCGCCTGCTACCATTGTAGGCAGTGTGTTTTGGACAAACGGTCCGCCACTTGCTTTCCATATTAATCCGTCAAATACTTTTAATCTAGCTGCACTAGTATCCCACCAAAGTTGCCCTGTTAACGGATTACTCGGTGCTGCTGTGCTAGAGAAGTTTTCCAACAATTTAATAAAATTTTCATTAAACGCTTCGCCGTAGCCTGTATAGTTTTTACCAACTAATGTAAGGTTTGTACTAGCTGTGTCAATCTGTCCGTCAATTAACGATACTAGTAATGTACCGTCTGTTTTGTTTAATTGATAGCTCATGATGTAACTCCAGTATATATAATATAGTTAACAGCTAGGTATGGATCTAAGGTATCCATTGCAGTTCCTAAAGTAGTTGATGTCTTAATACCACCACTTGAAGCTAAACCGTGTGTTCCTTGTGATCCAGACTCTATTGAAAGTTGAATTGCTCCTGTGTCTACAGGAGTACCTGTTCCAACTCTTGTTGCATAGTACTGTGTTCCACTGTCGCCTTCCATATCATGTTCGTGTTCTGGCAAATTTCCTATTGTAATTGAAGTACTTTGAGTGCCTCCGCTACCGCCAATACTGTCTGCATTTGCATCTGTTACTCTGTTGGCACTTGCACCGCCCATATTGTCCATGCCTAGTGCAAATCTTCCTCGCATATCAGGTAATGCAAAAAAGTTAACTCCTGCATCACTAATTAAACTAGCATCTTTAAAGTTAAACCCAATAGCTAACCATAATTCGTTATAATCTGACTTTCTTACTTCTGATCCATCACAAAATAACCAACCTGACGGAGTTGCTGTGCCGCCATATGGCATAAACACTCCTACTGGGTTGAGTGGAATATCTTTTATAAGGTTACTTTTTGTAATTCTAAATACGCCTGTTGTTCCAGTAGGCCTATTTAATAATACTTCGTCGGAATTCTCTGCGGAATACGTAACATCTTTATTGGAAATAAACGTATCAGCAATTGACATATTAAATGTCTTAGTGCTTCCGCCTGTTTGTCCGTCAAATTCAAAGCTTGCAGCTTCTACATCTCCAGAAACTGCAAATGTTGTAGCACTTGCTAGCTTATCTGACGAGCCTGCTCTACCACTAACTGTTCCACTTACGTTACCTTGAATGTTGCCGTAAAAAGTATTAGCATATACACTGTCGTACTTGTTTACTAACGTACCAATGTTTCTAATTGATGCTGAATCTGGTGCAATATTTCCAGTTTGCAAAATACCGCCTACATCAACATTACCGCCTATGTATGCATTAAGTGCAATGCCCATGCCGCCTGTTGTAATAAGTGATCCTGTGCTAATACTAGAACTGTTAATAGTACTAGTAATTGAAACATAACCTGATGCAGCAACTCCTAACTTAGGTGAAACTTTAACATTACCTGATACATCAAGATCTTGTTCAGGGGCACTATTATTAATGCCTACTTTACCACTTGAATCAATACGCATTACTGTAGGTGTTGATGTTCCGCTACGTAATCTAAAGTCAATATTGGAACCACTAGTGTTATGTTGTATAACGGCTTGCTCGCCGTCTACCCCCATACTAAGTTGTCCGCCTGTACCAATTACTATACCGTTATTATTTTTAATTTTTAAATCAAAGTTTGATGTTGAAGTTTGATCTGTTCTAACAAAGTTAGCTGCTGGCACAGTTGTTGAGCCAACCACAAGTGCATCAGCTTTTTCTGCTGTACCAAAATACTTTAAAGTTTCAGTTCCAAATAATGCAGTATCACTAATATTCATTCCTGCTTGTATGCCAGTTGTAAAACCTGCAATAGCAGACTTTGGAACAAATGCTCTATCACTAATAATGAAAGCTGGTTTGTCTTGCAGTTTAACAGAAAGAATAGTGTATGTTAAGTTATCAGTTCCTATAACAGATTCTGATTTTGTACCTGTTAACAATCCATCTGTAAATTCAGGACCAACTAATACCCAAGTACTACCTGTAAACAAATATAACTGCTGACTACCTGTATTAACCCACAAGTCGCCTGCACTACTGTTAACAACAGCTGGTTCAGAACTTGCTTTTTTAAGTCCTGCTGCTGATTGCCAAATTGCTCCGTCATAAATTTTAAGTTGATCAACTCCTGTCGACGTATCGTACCAAAGTTGTCCTTCTACTGGACGTAGTGGTGCATTACTGTTAGCAAAGTTTTCCAACAAGTGTAAAAAGTTCTCACTAATTGCTTGACCATATGCTGTTGTAAATCTACCAGGTAAACTTAAAGTAGTCTCCGCATTAAGAGTGTTGTCTTCAACTGTAATGGTTCCTTTGTTTACAGAGTCAGTGTAACTAATTGCATATGCCATAATCTATTCCTTACCCTGCCAAACTTTGTACACGTACAGTGTAGTCAATTTGTATTAATCTGTTAAGTGACTTTTGCACAGGATGGAAAATAACATGTGTAATTAATCTGCCTGCGCCAGCTGGGCTATAACTTCTTAAACCTAATTCATCAAATACAAATGCATTATCAGGATCAGTTGCGTTGTCAAATGCCTGTTGGCCGCTTGGTTCACCATAGTCTAGTAAACAACTAACTAAAATATCAGTATAGTTAGTTCCACTTACGTGTCTTGTTTCTGTTTTATTTCTAGCAGTGTCTGTGTTATTAACACTTTTTTCGTCAACTACTTTTGTATAAGTTTGATTATACAAACTAGCATTTGTGCCTGTACTGTTAGGAGTAAGATACGTAATAATGCCTGTCGGATCAACACTTGTGCCGCCATTTCCGAAACTCATTTCGTAAACAAATCCTGCACCTGCATTACTCAGACTTTCTGCCAACGCAATACTCATATTTTCATAATGGATTGCATTGCGTTTTTCAACATATACTGCCTTTGACTCAGGGTCAAAGATTTTAATATGTCCTTGTACTAGTACTCCGTTTTTATCTTGCATATTATCACTCATTGTATTTCCTATACTGTATTTATTCTGGTAGCGCCGATGTGCCTGCTCGTAAGAATCGTGCAATTGAATTTTCAGCGTCTCCCAGCATTTCACCTGTATTTGTCCAAGTTTGACCAGTCTTTTTAATAACTGTAACCTTGGTATTAAGTGCTGGAACGTTACTTAATATTATTGTATTATCATCACTATTAAATTCAAATTCTTTTGGTAATGTTATGTCACCATCTGGGCTATCTAGTGCAATTACAGGATCAAAAGATTCTAAAGTTGTTTTTCTAAGTCTTTTACCAGCGGAAAACACTTCAATTTCATTATAAGTTCCAACATCAAATCCTAATGTAAAGATTGTTTGTGTTCCATTTCCAACAAAGCTTTGAGACTGTGTAACGTCTTTATATGGTATAGTCTTACTTATGTTCTGATCATATACACGTTGTCCTACTGGATAAGTTTCCTTAACTCCAGTACCTAGTGTGCCTCTACGTAGTTGTTTTAATGTATTTTCAACTTTAACAAAATACTCAATACGTTCGCCGTCAATGAATATAATGCCTGGTAAGTTTTGACCTTTGCTCGGTTCTGACAATGTGCTTCCATCAACTACTTCAACACGCAAATCAGTACTATTTAAAGGTTCGCGTAACTTAGTAGCTTCTTTATCTAAACGCTTAAAGTGTGTTCTATTCAACATATCTTTAAATTGTCTGTAAGCAAATTTTGAAGTACTTACAGGTGCAGTAAAGTGAATAATATCTATAACATCATTAGCTGCTGGTGTTTTTGTTAACCTTACATTCATTTGGTCATCTGTAATATAATAATCTACACTTGGTGTTAATAATTCTCCATTAACACTTACCCAAACATATTGTGCATCAACTGCTTTCTGCCGTAATGGCACTTCACCAACCGTTAACCTATTGTATGTTACTGTTTGTACGTCTGTGGATGTTAACACAGTTCTTGCAACAACATCATAATTAATTCTTTCTATACCTAATAGATCATGATTTGAAAATTGGAATACTTCTACAGTTTGATCTGCTGCCGGAGTAGTATCAAGTGTAACTACGTTTCCAGTAATTCGGTATTCACCATCTGTTATTGCGTAAATTGCAACTATTGAACTTTCTTCTCCTACGTTGTCTGCTAAAATAATTGAACTATTAGCAATATCAAATCTCCATTCGTCTGGAGTAAACCTTTCTATGCCATCTACAAATACACTAATATCAGCAGCTGAGTTTGATCCAACTGCTTCTTGGAAGGTTTCAATTTTGTATTCTCTCCTTTCAAATTCATCTATAGTATATTTAATATTGTATCCAGGGTTTAGAATCTTATTAGCAACCTTAACAATAATGTTATGCTCATTTGGTAATGCATAAAACGGTGTTGTAGCTAACTGATAACTTCTAGTAGTTCCGTCTGTTGTAAAAGTATCTTTACTAACTTGGCTGTAGTTAATTTTTAAAGAATCACTAAACACAGTGTAGTGGATTTTTTGACCGCTAACAGTTGGAGGAGTATTAAGCCTAATACCAACTTTAGCTGTACCGGGTACACTATCGTCAGCACTATTAAATACTGACACATTATAGCTGATGCCGTCTATGCTAACAAAGCAAGAAGTACCTTCTTCCCAATCAACTGTTGTTATATAATCTGCCTGTCCAGATGTAGTATCGCCTACTCCAAAGTCTAGTACTTTTTGTGTACCTTGCGACATTGCAATAATATTTAATTCGGCGCCTGCTGTTGCAGAGTTAAGGACAACATTATTATTCTGCCAATCAATTGTATATAAACTATCAGCTAAAATAACATTACCTACTTTTACTAGTACTGCTTCAGCAGTACGTGGAATAGCACCTAATGAATAAGTTGTATCACTTCCCATAATATAGCTTTGACTATGAATTATTCCTTGGCCTGCACTATCTCTAGTATACACTTTAAGATCAAGTGTATCAAGGACTTGCCCTGGAACTAATTCTTCAGGACCGCCGCTTGTAGTAGGCGTAATAAATCCATCGCCGTCTATAATAATATCTTCAGCGTTAATACCTTTAGCAGTAGTGTATGCTAAGTCGCCGCCGGTAAGTGCTGTATCATAGCTGTCAGCATCTGGTAATGTACTACCATCACTAGTTGTTTTTCTAACAATTAGTATATCGCCGGATACCAAACTTATTCCCATTTCTTCTAAATCAAGTGCTTGTGTTACACCGTCACCAATTATAGAATTAGTAATTGCACTAGGGTTTGTATTTACTGTACTTGCATCATAATTAGCATCATCTATTCGAACACCATTTTTATAAAAGTTATACATGACGCCATCAGCTAGCGGTTTAGTTAGTGCTACTGCATTTGTTGATCCGTCAGCATAAAAAAGTTCATCTTCGTAAGTATTGTCAAACGTGTCCCAGCTATCTGAATACCATCCATTGCTGTCCCATCCTGCTGGCTTGTCGAATTCAAAACTACGTATTTGAACTCCGCCATAATCCACACCAGTCATTAGCTGTTCTAATTCTTTGCCGTACATACTAGAAGTAGGATTGTATGCAAAGTTAATTCTGTCTTCAGCATTAAGTAAGCTTAATGGTCTGTAGTATTGAATTTTAATTTTATAATCAAATGCAGGCGGTGTAGTAAATGTAATTCTGCCTTGCTGTCTTTTATATCCTGTTGTTGTATTTGAAACATTAGTATATGTATAAGCACTTCTAAGTTGTTCAACTAACTTAGTATTATCTTTACCTACCCACACAGTAACCTTTGAACTTGAAAGATCCATTGGCCATTCTAAATCATAAACTGTTTTTGTTCCTGTGCCGCTAACTGTTATTTCTTGCAATAATGTTGCATAATATACTTTACCTGAAACTCTATCAAACTTAGTTGTAATGGACGGACTTCTAACTACGCCATTGCCTAAGATTGCTGTAGCTGTTGCTGGTGTGCTTCCATCAGCTTGTGGGCCTTCAATAGTAACTACTGGAGTTTTAATATAACCTGAACCGTTAGTTAATACTTCAATTTTAGTAATTCTACCGTAGCCTAAATATGCTCTAGCAGTAGCGCCAGTGCCTTCTGCACTAGTAATTTTTACTGTAGGAGTATATGTATAACCTGTACCAGCATTTGAAATTTGTAATTCTGTAACTTGATACCCGTTGTTGTCGCTCCAATTCTTCCTTGGATAAAGTGCCGCACTATTAGGCTCGCTTACAATTACACCATCAATAACTTGTGCTTTGCTTGGCACAATAGACTTTGATTGAGTACTATACTCTGGTGGTAGATCAAAGTCGCTTACACTGCTATTTGTTCCTTCTACTGTTGTATAGTTACTAACAAACTCTCTTACATTTGTACTATAAGGCTTAACTTCATTAATATATGCTTCATAGTTTGCTAAGTTGTTATTATTAAATGTTATGTCTTGGAACAATGGACCAAGATTGTGTTTTGCTTTAACAAAGCTAGTTTTAAATAACCAGTCAGCGCCTTTTTGCTCTGCAAGAACGTAACGCAAAGTTGCAAAGAACAATTCGTTATATTCAACAGCCAAAGTTCCAATAAAAATATTATCTCTAATTGCTTCAAGTATAATTCTAAGCTCTCTTGAAGGAGTATTATCATAAAAATAACTATCAAAGCTTCTGTTATCAAAACCTACAGTATTTTTAGTATAGTCGTATAGCTTATCGTTAAACTGTATTGTTCCGTTTTGTCTACCAATAGTCTTATAGTTAATTGTGTAATCTTCAGTATCTTCGTCAGCTATTTTTTCTAATAGAAGCCAGCCGCCGGAGCCTACCGAGTTAATCTTAACTATATCACCTAGGCTGTTTTCAAGACTTGTTAATACGTATGACCCTTTAATGATATCATCAATTTCAGTAAACTGGTTATATCCAGATGCATACCAATCAGCGTAACTCCAAAATTGTGTTACGTCATAATCTTGTATGCTTCTTCTAAACCAAGTACTGTTTGCCTCGTTCCAAGAATACAATGCCCATTTATTAAACACTGAGTTATCAGCTTCTACAAGTACACTGTACCTTCTTACGCTAATTGAAGTGTTAGCATCATAGCCTAGGCCTTGATTTACAACTGAAGCACTTGTTATTTGACCTAGTGCATTAATAGTCAATGCTATTTCTGCATCTGTGCCAGTGCCGCTAATTGTAATTTTAGGAACAACTTTATATCCTCGTCCTGCGTTAACAATTGTAATTCCAACTAGTTTTCCGTTCTGTAATACAGGAGTTAGTGTTGCAGGAGTTACTTTACTTGTACTAATATAAACTAGTTCAGCATATGTACTAACTTTGTGATCGTACTCACCACCAATTAATGTTGGCAATGGTTCTTTCTTAGATAACGCAGCAAGATTGTATTCGTCTGCTAATAGATTTTCTTTTGCAACTATGTTAACTCTTTCAATGAATTGTTTTAACGCTTCAAATCTGTTAACAAACATTCCCTGTCTTGGTCTGTTTTGAATTCCGTAACGACTTTTTGCAGGAATCTGTAAATTTGGAACTGCACGTTCTTTTGCATCAAAGCCAATTAAGCTATCAAACCATTTAAGTTGGATATCAGCATTAGGAACACTAGTTGATAATCCCTTACTTAATATTTGATACTGGTTATGAACATTCTGACGTGTTTTTTCAACACTATCAGTTGTATACTTAATATTCAAAACAACATCATTATTATTAACAATATCATTACAATTTGTTAAAAGAAACTTGTTTTTGCTCAATAAGCTTAGGTATCTGTACTTTTGATCTTTAGGATTTGCAATTAATGCTGCAATATTTTGTATGCTTAATTTTCTGTTAGCATTAGAAGGAATATTCCGTTTATTTTCTACCCAGAAGTAATATAAAGTATTAAATGATTTACTTACATTGTCATACTCTAATCTAGTAGTATATTTTTCGTTACCGTATAAGCTTATGCCGCTAACACCTTGTGCTAGGCCTTCGTCAGTGTCTGCGAATCCATCCCAAGTATTTGGAAGGAATTTACTTTCAACCCATTCGTACACATTAATAACAGACCCTTCAAGTTGGGTATTCCAAGTATTCTTTTGGAAGTTAGTTGATCCCTGATAAGGATGTGCAAATCTAGCAGAGTCAATATTCCACCAAACTTTTCCAACATAGTTTTCTGCCCAATGTCTTCCTGGGTCAACATTATTATCAGCTAGTAGTCCAGTGTTATAAAACGCCGGATCATATCTAGTTTTAAATGCAATTTCTTGTTCTGCTATTCCTGCAATTTTACCTTGTATTGGATCAATAAAGTCAAGGTATGTAATTATTTTGTTTTCTTTTTTGTTATATAAAAATGCACCTTGTATCTTTTCAACATCAACTGGTGTTACGCTAGATCTAATTGCGGACCATGCAAAGACTCCGTTAAGTTTTCTAAAGTCAACTAATCCACCTCTATACTCATCGTCATATTGCTGTGGCATACCAATGTATATGTGATTATCATTAGTATAAATGTATTCGCCAAAGCTAGTTTGAGTTAACGGATACGAAATAGTTTCTGATAATGACATTCTATTGCCAAAAGATTCGTATATATAAACAACACCTTTGTCTATTTTAACATTCTTAAACGAAGTAAACTTTCTATCAAATGTAGTTGGTACTTCTTTCTTAGTAGAAGCTTTATCAAGCTGATAAGAATTAGATAAATTCTTTTCGTAAGTATCAAAACTAGTTGGAATTAGTTGATCGCCATTTAAACTAGATATTACAAGATTGTCTTTACCAAAATCTAAATTATATCCAAACTTTTCTGATTCTTCATCTTGTGATGGAAGCATTACTTGAGACGGAGTTGTTATTCCAAGTGCAGAGTTAGTAACTGTTCCAAATACGCCGTTAGCGTCTTGTACATATATGTATACAACACCTTGATTAATTCTTACAGAGTCTTTTAACGGAGAACTTACTGCTATCTTAGTTCCTTCAGGATTCATACTTATTTTATCAGCAAACCCGTCTATTGATGTAGCTTCTGTAATCATTTGAGAAAATACAAACTTATCGCCAATTTCTCTATACACCACTACTGCAATGTCTCTTGTACTATCTGTTTGTACTTGTGTACTAGTAGTAACAAGGACATCACCATTAGCACTTAAATCAAAGTCTTTACTAAACTGCTCAATATTTTGTATTGGGTCAAATACTGTTTCATCAGCATAGAATGTTTTAGATGTTCTGTTAGGCAACATCCCGACATAATCAACAGCACTGCTTAGTATAGTCCAACTATTACTCACTGCGGCTGCGCCTGCGGCAATGTTAGTTGCTGCAACATAAAGTATATTATTATATTCTACAATGGCACCTTTTTCGTATCTATAAGTGTTATCCCAAACGCCTCTGTAGTTTCTGTCTTTGCCGTTTTTCCAGCTTATGTTTTCCCAGAAAACAGGATCTGATACAAAGTTATTTGCAGTAGCATTTTTAACACACTGAAAATATTGATCTTGGTACAATACTATATCGCCTATCAAGTATGATAGTATTTGATAAGGACCTTTAAAGCTTGCAATGTCTTCTGCTTTTACACCATGTCGGTAAAACTCAATACTTCCAGGATCAGCTCTTGTTCCCAGACCGTTACTTGAGACTGCAAGAGTATAATATTTTCCTTTTTGTACAATTTTAACTTTTTTGCCAAAGCCTCTGTTTTCTTTTCCATGCTCAGAAACTAATACATATTGTCTTTTATATGTACCAACATCTGATCTGCGATAAATTGCAACAGCGCCTTCTTTTGATGGACCTGCTGTGCCTGACTTCTCAGCTTCAAGATGGAATACTTGTGTATAATCTTTGTTTAAGCTATATGGAGGATTTGCTATTCTTGAAATACCTTGTTCGGTATTTTCATTAAAGAACCAATACTCTTCATCAACTATTTCTGGGTTAGTAACAATATCAAACTGTGACGAATGTTCAAATACTACCAACTTACCAACTGTATCTGTGCCTACTGCAACATCATTTTCAAAGTCTGTTACACTTCCCATAACACGATTAACATCTGCTGCACCACGTTCTACAGTATTAGCATTACGCTGAATTGCATACTTTCCAATGTTAGTTAATTGATTCCAAAGGCCGCTTAACACTTTTACATAAACTCGTACACTATTAAAGTTTCTACGATAAAACACAACTTCAGCAGTACTAGTAGTAGTTGTTGTAATTGCAAGGCCACCTTGGCCATCATTTGGAATTTGTACGTCTTGAATTATGTCGCCTACAACAGGTTCAAATACATTACCAGCAAAGTCAAACTCATCAAACGTAAAATCAATGTAGCCGTCCCATAAGTCAACAACAGTTTGTTGCTTATTTAAAATATCAAATGTAAACCCTGCGGTTGCAACATCAATAATTCTGTTATCAAGATTATATACTCTAAATTCAGTTGTATCGTTTATTGATAAAGTATCAGTATATGCCTTTTCACCACGTACTATCCATTTGTTACTAAGTTGTGCAGCTTCAGTTCCGCCTGGATCGCCGGTGTAAGATAATTGTGTAATGTAACTAGCTCTGTTTTTATTTTTAACATATGTTCCAATGTAGCTTACTGCTGACTGAATGTTTGAATATGCATTCAACGCTCTTGCAGAAGATGCTAGTCTAACATCAGCGTAAACTAATCCTCGGCCAGTATCATAGTATGTTCCGTTATTGCTGTAGTTGAATGGAAGAGCAATATACCAAAAGCCATCTACTGCATCACTAGTATTGTATGTTGCAGATTCTGTATAAAATCCAACAAATATTGTTTCTTCAATAAACAGCTCATCACTAACACTAAAAATACCATTTGTATCTTTTAAGTAAATTACTGCACTATCGTTTTGCGTACCTACATATGCAACAGTTGCACTACCTGTAGCAGTTGTAACTGATTGTCCTACTGTGGGCAACGAAACAAACGTTGCTATAAACAATACATGGTCAATTTTATTTTGAATAATATGACTACCTGTAATAACGCTTCCAGTAATGGATGGTATGTCTCCGTCAAAAGGCAAATAGTTTGTTAAAGTAGGATATGTATAACTACGTTGGTTCCAGTAAAGATTAACTGTGTCGCCAACTGCTGTACCTAAGTACATATCTTTTGGTGCTCTTACCAATATGTGATCTACTGTATTTCCAGACAGCCCAGGGTCACCTGCAACTAACAATTGTAGTGTTGTTGAATCTGCATCTGCAGAAGCAGCAATATTAACATAGGTATCAAACGTTGTAAATGCCTGTGATGCAATTTCCGGAAGTACTGTTCTATTTGCTTTCCACAAACTTTCTCTATATTTTACAACGTCACCTTTTGTATATGTAGACGTAGTATTAAACGTATCTTTAAATTTTGTTTTTACTCCAGATGCTTCTGGAATACCAACTACTAAGTATTCGCCATCAGGACTAACTGAAATATTCTCGCCAAATCTTCCTGACGATGCTGCATTAAGTAAATCATCGTCACTATCTAATGTTAATATATCATCTAGTACTAAATTATTTTTTTCATCAGTACGTTTATAATGGCTTACTTTACCTAATACATCTCCAGGTGCTGATACAAATACATCATTGTTAGTTTCTGTTATTGCAACACTTTTACTAAACTGTTGTGAAGTACTATCAAAGTCTGAAGGATTAAAAAGTGTTTGGTTTGCTGTATACACTGGTTTATTTTCAAAAACTTTCCAGTCACCTTCGTAGTCATCAACCCAAATTTTCTGTTTGCCATATAGCTTGCTTCGCTGTGAGTTTAAAACGTCAATATTTGGAACACGAACTTTTCTAAACTTTACTACTTGGAATGACTCGTCTACAAAGTCTATAATATTTGCATTAACATCAGCCTTAACTGTTACTGTAGTTAAATTAATACCGTCTGTGTCAATTGCATACATTCCGTTAAGATTATATGCTTGTGCGCCACGGATACCAACAATGTCACTTGTAGTGATTAATGCACGAATTCCGTCTCCTGGAATATCTGCCCAAGTATCTAATTCTAAATCTACAAGACGCATTCCGTCACTTGCAAGTTTATCTGTTCTAAGAGTTGCTCCAACTACATGTACTGCTGCTGAAATAACTTGATAGACTTCCCAAGAATCTTTGCCGGTTTCAACTACCCATATATAATCGCCTAAGCTAGTAGCATTTATATCACCCAGTGATAGTTCTGATATTGATCCTGCTGTAAATGCAACATCCTCTACAGAAACATAACCACCTGTTTTAATATATTCGTTTTCTGTTGTTATCGACTTAGTTGGAAATGGGCTATGATCATACAACTCAGGCTTATCAAATACTTCATTAGGTAGTATTCTATATACCCTATCGTAGTTTGTTGCAGGCAACGTATCAATTAACTCAAATGCCTGCGGAGATTCTGTCATTGAATCTTCTTTAAGATTAAATTCTACCTGTTTAGTATTTTCAGTTGCTCCGTATCTGCCTGTTTGGATTGCCCATTCTTCATAAAAATCTAATGCTGAAGTTGTTCCGTCACCAAGAGATTCAAACAATTTAGTTAAGGCGTTCATAGTGCCTTTATCTGCAATGAATCCTCTATAAAATTTAAATTGGCTTACATCATCATTAATAATGTTTGCAAGATATTGTCTTTTTTGGTAGCCAATTAAATGCTGGGCCATACGTTGTTGTTCATCGTCAAAGCCAGCTGAGTCTAAATCATAAAAGTCAGCAAACTGATTTGCTTTGTAATCTAAGTTAGCTGTTAGTTCTGACTCTGGCTTTTTACTAAGTTGTAACCACAACGTAGCATTAAAGTTTTTTGCACCTGATAAATTGCTGTTAGCTGAATAGTAAAATTGTTTGTATTTTACTAGCTCACCAATTTTATAATCTTTCCATTGCGTCCATTCTGTAATAATAGCTTCGTCATATAAGAAGCCTGGAAGATTTAGGCCGCCATTCCAATCGTCAGTTCTGTAACCGCTAACTTTAATTCGGTCTTGTCTATATCCTGATTTTGGTTCATAAATTATATCACTGAACGCAGTTTTATTATCTAAAATAATAACGTGTTCTTTTTGCACAATAGGCAAACTTATATGATATAGTCCGTCATCAGTATTTGAAGTTTCAAGTCCAAAACTATTTCCATCTCTAACAAGACCGTTAAAGTCTGCTGATAAAGGTTGACCGTCTGCTTGTAATATGCTATAATCGTAGAACTTATCATATAGATTGTCTACAACTACAAAGTCTCTATCAAATTGTATTTTTTGTGCGCCTGGGCTTAACGTAATTACAGTTCCTGCAGCCCAACCTTGAGTGGTAAAGAACATAAACTCTCTAGCACTATTTTCCCAATTTTCAACTACTTCGTTAAAAGCATCTACTTCGTTAAAAGAAAATCCTAATACTTTTTGTCTAGCATTGTATCCTAGCATAAAATCTACTACTTCTTGTGTAGTAGCAAGTCTTGTTCCGTATTGTAATCTAGATGGAGTGTCAGTAGTTTCAAAGTCCTTATAGAATACAGCCGTTCTGCCGCCTGTAATTGGAAGCTCCTCTAAAACAGCAAATCCTTCGTCGGCATCAAATGTCTCTCCACTAGTAAACTGTTTAGCTGTTCTAAAAAATTCATTCTTAAACTTAACAACCATTCCTCGTTCATAAAGTGTTCTTGGTGACCATTCTTGTTGTGATTCTGAGATACCGCCAATTGTAACTGTTATTTTTGAAGATCCGGTCTTTGGCTTATAATACTCAAAATATGGTTCAGTATTACTATAACCTCTAAGAAGATATCCTGAGCCTGATTTTTCAATTGAAATTCCGCTGTAGGTTACCATTTCTAACGGGCTACTAGTATTATTAAAAACCTTAAAACTTTCTTGTGGAACAAATATACCATCTCTCTCTGTTTGTTTAGAAGGAGATCTGCTATCAAGAATTAAATTGAATTTACTAGTATCAGTAAATCCTCCAACTTTAAATCCTAATTGATTTGTTAAGTTTACAAGGTTATTTTTATAGTCTGTATAAACACTCAATACATCACTAGATATTAAGTTATAAATGTAATTTACAAGTCCACAAGTTAATACTCTAGTTTCATCTTTATATGTATTAGGTATTTTTGCAGTAGATAATTGAATAGGTTTATTAGTGTCAGTTTGCACCCATTGCTTAACCAAATTCTTTTTAATTCTAGATACATCAAATCCTAAGCCCATTACTTTAGCAGGTTTATTTAATAGGTATGCTAATAATACTGCAAATGGATATTCTGAACTTCTTCTCCAAGCAGTTTCAACTGGGCTGTGATCTCCGAACTTCCAACCTGACGTTGCTTCATTTCTTAAGAAGTTTCTAGTAAAACTACTATCTCTAGGAGACTTTAGTCTACCTTGACTGTCAACTGGAATATGTTTAGTTAGTCCTGGTCTTGCATATTTTGAGTTAACTACTTCTGCTACTCCAGGTACCTTAATTCTGCCTTCTTCTAAATCTTTCCACAGTACTAAGTTATCTCCAGAGTATGGAGCAGGACCGTAAGTTGTATCCCACCAAGTAGGCTTCATTGTAAACCCTAGCATCTCCCATGGATTGGAGTTTGGTCTATCAGTGCCATATGCATGGATGTAGGTGCCGCGCCAGAATCCCGGAACTTTATTTCCTAATGGGCTTGTTGCACTAGAATAATTAAACGTAAAACTATTATTAGGATCATAAAAGTTATGTTCAGTATATTCTGCGCCGGTAACTAGTCTAAGCCATTGAGTAAAATCGCCAACTAAGCTATTGTCTACTTCTGCTTTACTAAACTCAGTAGTTCTATATTCGCCAGCAATAAACTCTTGTATATCTAATAAGTCTGTTGAGTACGAAACTTTAATATTATTAAAAATTCTTCTTTCAAACTCTAATACTAATTCGTCTCTAAAATCTTTGTACGCTTTAATATAGCTGCCGTCATGCCCTCTAAGCATAGCAACACCAATTGGATATTCTTCAACTTCGTTATTATCTTCAACTGCATGATTTTTAGCAACATCGGCCATATAGAACACTTGTGCTAATCCTTCAAACACATGTTCATGCACAGTTCCTGTGCCGCCACGTGCTTTGTCATCGGCTATTGCTGATGCTTGTGTAGTATGCAAAGGATAGAACCAACCAATTTTACCTTTGTAAGCTTTTGTTGTTTGTTCAATGCGTCCGTAAACTTTGTAAGGACCTGTTACATTTGTTTTTACACCAATATAGCTATCATCAATAGTAAGCTCTGGATAAAACTTTGGATAAAGTCCTAGCTTTGTTGGAGTAGGTGCTACAAAACTTCCGTCGGTAGTTTCATACTCGTATATTTCAATTATATCGCCGTCAACTTTAGTAGCACTAATAACAACATAGCCATCTGAGTTAAACGTATAATCTTGTTCATGTACTAATTGTATTGCATTTAAGTAAACACTAATGCTTTTTGCACTAAGAGTAGTTAAAGCAAAAGGAGTAGTTATAGGGTATGTTGTAGTTCTTGAATCTAAAACTGTATATTCAATCCTGTTAGAATCACCATAACCTAACATGTCAGAGAAGTAAAACGGTTCTGACTTCATCTTTTCTTTATTAAGTGTAGTTAAGATTTTATCTACATGCTGTTTTACAGGACCATCGTAACCTAGTGTAACCGCAGTTTCTAAAAACTTTCTTTTAAATCTTGAATACTCATTTTTAGAATATTTTAATGCTTTTACAATATTAAAATTTTTGTCTGTAATATGATATAATGGAAAGTTGATAGGTCCACTATGTTTAACAAATCTTTTTCCAAACTGATCTGTTTCGCCTGCATCACGCAACGAACCTTTGCCTGGAAAAACACCAGTAAACCCTTGGATGTCTTCAATCATAGTATCTACATGATCAATTACTTCACCTAATGTAAATTCAGTTACATCTTCATTAAGTGGATTTCTTTCTAAGTTATGTGGAAACTCATAATATCCTTTATCTGTTTTTTCAGATAGGCTATGAGTTTTTAATCTAACAGTTTGCCCAACAGTTAAGTTGTTATAAAATCTAACAGTTGCAAAACCATTTGCTCTGTCAATTTCATAATCTTGTAATCTTATTTTTAATTTATTGTCAACATAAACATGCAATATTAAATCGTTTATATCTCCGGCTTTTTTATAAACATCAATACCAAAGTTATTAAGTTGAATTTTAGTTGCAGAATACTGTCTAATAACCATTTGTCTACTGCTAGTAGGAATGCTACTAAATCCGTTGACATAATCAAAAGACGTTAACGACTTATACTTTTTAAGATAACCTGTATCAATTGTTTGACTAAGTAAGTCATTATCTGTTTGGTATGTAAACTTGTCATTTAACAAGTTAAAGTTAAAAACAATATCTCCAGAGTTATTAATCGATCTATAAGTTAAAGGAAATCCTAATTCAACATCATTAGTTCCTGTACTTTGTTTGTAGGAAAATAATTTAGTTCCTTTAAAAGTTGTAGATCCATAATATGTTGTGTCACTAAAACTATTTGAATTAGCATCAAACACTTCAAACAGTGGATGTTCGTTTATTTTTGTTTTCTGCTGGGACTGTATCCAAGTAGTTCCATTATAATGGAAGCTAGTTCCTGCGTACTTGGTGCCATTAGTTACTAATACTGTTTCTAAAATAATAGGAGCCGAGTCAGTAACAGGACGCAAGTTAATTTGTCTAATTTTATTAATTGTAACAAAGTTAACTTCATAAATTTGCCCACTTACTAGAATATCTGTATCTGCTGTAAACAAGACACGCATGCCGTCAGCTAAATCTATATTATCAATGTTGTATCCTGTTGATCCTTCAACAACACTAAACACGTCTTTAGTAAACACATCAACTAAGTCAACATCTTCTTTAGCAAAAACACCAAAGTTATTTAATTTTAATCCTGCTTCATATTCAATAATAGGACGTTTGGCTCTAGTACTCTCGTCTAGATCATAAGAATTGTTATTATAAGTTTCACTAGCAACTATAATGTCTTTGTGATACCAACAGTTATATCTACTCCAAGCATTTCTATCCGGGCTTGATCTATTAACAGTTATGTAATCTTTATCTGCAGCATATGCTTTTGCATCAGCGAATGGCAAGTCGTCAAACTTATCAGTATCAAACGGAATTAACTTTGATGTAGAGTATGCCGCTGGAATAATAAGATCTTTGTCTTTTATTAATTTAATATTAGATCCAACACCTTCAACATACCATTGTCTTGTATCGTACTTTGCAGGTGTTACATCTCCTTGGAAGGTTATTTTCATACCGTTGGATAATTTTACACCATTAGCACTAGTATAAGTTTTTTTGCCTAATACTTCTGTGGGAACATCAATTGCAGAATTCTCTGCAATATCATAAATTTTAATAAGTCCGCTAGTATCAACTGCATTTTTACTAATATAGTATAATCTATCTGGAGCATTTGTAGGAACAGTAAATTCAATTGTACCTTTATCAACATAAACAACTGATATAGTTTCGCCTTCTTTGCCGTACTTTGTTATTCCAGTTGGATATAATGTACTAACGTTATCGTCTGCATCAAAAGTAACAGATCCACTACTAGGCAGTACTACATAATCGCCTTGGTCATAATTGTTTCCGTATAACGCACCGTCGAATTGGCCGTCAGCTCTAATACCTTCAGACCCTGCTGTTAGTATTGCTGTGCCTGGAGTAAACGTTCTTGAGATTGAAAATGCAATTGGATGTCCAGGAGTATCAATTTCAAATCTATAAGTTTGTCCTTTGTATAATTTTAGTGTAGGGTTTGTTGTAAGTCCATCATTAAACTGATATGAAACATTATCACCCTGGTCTTTAGTTGTAACCGTGTACGTACTAACAACTTCTTTGCTTTGTCCTCTAACAGCAACACTAGTTGGGCCGTTTGGTAACCAATAGTATTCACGGAAGTTTACAAATTTGTCCCAATCAATATTTGGGTTCCATCCATATGTGTCTTGGTTATTAACTCTGCTATGGTTAGCAGTGTTTGCGCCAAAGGAACCTAATTGATTCATGTAGTCATTGTAATCTCTATAGAAAGTTACATTGTCTAAGTTATCTTTAATTACTGCTGCAGGTTCTAACTGATAATTTGCTCTTGCACTACTAACATCGCCAATGTAATTGTCCGAAGCTTTGTATGCTTTTGCAGTTTCTCTACCAACGTATCCACTAAGTTTTTCAGCTACTCCAGGTTGGATTAACTGATCAAGTGTGCCTTGAAGGAATTTCCTATTAGCTTCAGTTCTAAAAAACTTAGGTAAAAAGTCAATACTTATATTTTGTACTTTAGCACCCGGAACTGGTAGCGGACTTTCATTTTGATTGTTGTTATATGCCATTAGTAACTTGATCCAGTGTTAGATGATGTTGCGGAAGTTGATGTTAAACCTCCTCCAGTAGTTGATGTAGTTAAAGCTGATGATGCACTGCTAGTAATACCTGTTATAGTACTAGTTGAAGTTGATCCAGTAAGTACTATGCCGCTAGCTTGTATTTCTTTAGCAGTAATTTCTGTTATAGTTTCAACGTCAGAAACAGTTGCTGCACTAATAAAAATTTCGTCTGGTTCAGATTTTATTTCAAACAAACTACCAAACACCTGTGTTCCTTGAGTTGGAACAATTAAAACTGATGCAAGTTTAGGGGTTAATTCATTCATGATATAAGCACTTAGCTCTTGGAAGTAAAAAGTTTCTCCAAAGTCCCAGTTATCAATTGCAAAGAATCTATTAATAGCTTCAATTATACTTGATTTGAGCTCATTATCATTTGTAACAACATCTTTATTTTTAACAATTTTAAATTTCACTTGTAAATCCACAGGAGCTTTGCTTCCAAATAATATTTTATATTTTGCAGGATAATAAATTATTTCATCACTTATGCTTTTAATCTTTTCAATTGAAGAACCATAGCTTCTATATAATTCATCATTACTTTGTGGTAACGGTTGTGTAAGAATGTCGCCTGCAATGAATTTTCTAATATTTGTATCATATGTTTTTGTTAACAAGTAAGTATCGATTAAGTTACTAGCACTTGGATCAATTCTATAACTGCTATCAGCAACGTGTACATAATGTATTTTTAACCCATGTCTGCCTACAAATGCTTTATAATCAGAATTTAATGTAGTGTTGTTTAACGATTTGTTTAAAGTTTTAAACACTGCTTCGTCTTCTAGATAAAATACTTGTCCTTCAGTTCTTGTACTGTAAGGTGATATTGCGCCTTCGTTAGCAACTATAATAATACTGTTATCTGTGTTATCAAAGAACTTAAAGTCTAAAACACCGTCACTAGTAGTATACTTCTTTTGGAATACTGTTTTTTCTGTTGTAGTAACGTTTTCAGGATCAACAAGTTCATCAAATAATTCCGGATTGTCTACTACACCGTCATCATCTAAATCGATAAATTGTACTTCAATTTTACGTGAGTCTACATATCCATCTGTGTCTCTAAATGCGTCTGAGATCGACCAAGAAAAATCAGTTGTAAACGGACTTGCAAGTCCTGGTTTAGTATTAATATTTAAAATGTCAACCTTATCTCTAACTACTTGTCCTGTAGCTGGATTGTAAACTTTATCAATTCCGTCAAAATAGAATCTAATTTCATCTGCACTTTCCATTATATATTTCAAGTTGCGATATGTAATAGTATAAGTTTCGCCGTCAGTCTTAAAGAATAAGAACCAACTAGAATCAAGATTTTGTCCAGTTGTATCGCCAGCTTTACCTGTGGAGAAATCTAATAATGTATTAAGATTATCGTTAGTAATTAACTTCCATTGTCTGTCTGCTAAATCGTAACGTAAACCAAAATCTCTGTAAGCAAATGCTTGGTCAATAATTTGTACTTTAATAGAGTCAATTAATACTTTAGAAAAATTAGGAATAATTCTATCTAAAATTGCGTTAGTTGGAATATTATCATTGAATGCAATTGGGCCTTTACCTGTTACAGTATTTACTACTGTTCCGTTGTCGGCAATAGAAACTGCCTTAGCCCATTTATAAGCTGTAGAGCCTAATTTTATTGCAGCGCCAGCCATTAAGGTTCCGTCTTTCATAAAGTGAAATCCTGTTGGAGCAGTAAATCTGCACAATGCACCTGGTTCAATATAACGCAAACTATTGGCAGTAAATGTGCCAGTCATATATGGAGAATCTGTACTATCTAAAAATCTGCCAGTAGATTGATTAGTCGATGTTGTTGATCTAATCCATTTAGCATTTAAGTCTGAAACAATAGTCTTTGGATACTGATCTAAATAAAAGTTTCTAGTATTCGAAGCGCCTAATATAGGCTCAATAGTATTATTAATAATGCCTTCAATATCACTTTGTGTTGTAAATGTGAATTGGCTTTTTTCTAAAAATATTTGTTTGTATAAAATGCCGTCATCTGCAAACAAACTAGTATTACTATATTTGCCAGATACATCTTTAAGGTCAAAGTATCTACTAACACCACTACTAATTCGATTAGTACTTTTTGTTTTAATAATTTCTTGGCTAATAGCTAGCGGGCCAATATTGTAATCTTCGCCAGTAATTAATCTATTTTGTGTATAATATGTTGCAGGTGCATTACTTTTAATTTCTGAGTCTGATTCAGATGCACTTCCGTTTGAAACAGTATAGTTAAGTCTAAGACCTAATGTAAGAGTTTCTAAGCCTCCTGCTTTATTTTGATATGGTATTTCAATAGAAACGTTACCCAATGCACCTGGTGTAATAACACTGGCAGCATTAGCACTAGTTCTATAATATATTTTAAAATTACCTGATGGTAAGTTACCAAATACACCGTCGGAAAATGTTAAGTTTACTCTATCGCCTACTCGAGTATTAACTGCAAAAACATCTTTAACGCCTTTGAACAAGTTGTTATATATAATGTTGTTGCCTTCAACAGCATCAAGCTTTGTCCAATAGTTTGTTTCAAATCCATTTGAGTCAACGTTATATAACCATACGTCAGTATCGTTAATATTAGTAACATCTATTGCTACTGTTTGATTAGGCTGTGGAGATGATATGCTAAAGGTAGAATTATCTAGTTTACCTTGTCTAAAGTGCATAAAGAATCCAGTGTTACTACTACCAGCGCCTTGGCCGTCATCTCTAAACAAAAATGCAGGGCTGTTTCCTGGAATTGGAGGTTCTTCAATAATGCTCTCGCCCATAATTCCTGTACTGACAGCTTCAAATCTTTGACTTACGCCTTCAATTCTTTTTGTAAAAGGAAAGATAGCAGCAGTTGTATTAGTTGCATTAAACCTATATTGCTGTGTAATAACATTAGCTATGCTAGCTGACTTTAACGGATTACCAATATTGTTTGTAACTGGTAATGCAGAGTTTAAAATCTTAATAAACTGTTCAAAGTAGCTACTATTAGCTTGATCATTCCACTTAATAACTGTGCTTGCAAGGTTTACACCTGAACTATCAATAATAGCTTCAGATGTTTTAATAGTAGAAAGCTTTAATAATCCGTTTGCTGCTTGATTTCTTCTTGGGTTATAAGAAAGCATACGTGCTAAACGTAAAATACTTTCTCTGCGTTCAGCAGTTTCTAAAAAATTCTCTCTAGCGTTTAAATCTACTCGGAAACTAATGTTCTGTCCAAGAAATGCAATCATTTCAATTAGTGCTAGATACTCTGATGACTCGATATAATCGTTGAAGTCCTCAGGATAATTCTGACGTAGATAATTAATCATTGTACGACGAAGATTATCAAAGTCATAACTCTGGAAATCGGCGTTACGGAACCCTTGGTAAATCCGCTTCCAATCTTCAGATACTAATAATCTTGTCTGTCTATCTGTTGAAGACATATTTGTTTCCTCTATTACTATGATATTTATCTGTTACAGATAAGTGCGTATATAATTTACAGCAAGCCATTTGCTTGATCAAATTTAAATCGTAACTGTTCAGATATATTAAAAGGAAGGAATACTACTACACATTCAACAGTAATACCCTTTTCGTACGTGTCAACAGTAATTGAATCTACACTCATTCTAGGATCGTGATTTACAATTCTTGTTACATCATCTACTATTGCTTCTTGTACATCAGTAGTAAATGGTTCAAACAGCATGTCCCAGATAACTGTTCCAAATGTTGGGTCACTAAGCTTTTCGCCTTGACGTATGTGGAAGTGATTTATTAGATCTTGTTTAATAAGATCAAAGTCGTATTTTGCAAACCCGTCTTTTTTGCCGTCAACAGTAGAGAACCCTCTATAAGCTCGCCCTTGTGAAGGGGCCTTAGTTGTTTGGGGGACAGTAACACGTTTATAAAGATTTTTTTCTAATTCGCTCATACTGTATTTACCCTATTATTGCGGACCAACTGGTAGTGTGACTTTGCCAGCTTCGTTAGTTTCATCTGGAATAGATGCTTGTTTAATTTCCAATTCTAAGTGCTTTAATGCATCTAATTTTTCATTATTAAAACGCTTTACGCAACTTGCCCTTACATTAGCATTGCTTGACGGAAAGTATGCCATTCCATTGTCTTTAGCTCGTTCGTTATATACAGCTACGATTAATGCTTCATCTGTTGGTGCCGGATTCCCGGTAGATTTAATTGCTCTCTTAAATATTTTATTGCAACCGCCTGCGCCATGCTGTATAGCAGTTGACCATAAAACATCTTGCAATGTTTTTGACTTAATTCTTACGTCAATACCTGTACTTTTAGAAACTTTATCAGCAGCTGGAACAAAATATTGAATTACTGCATAGGAATGCTGTGTTTCAGCCTTGTCTGCTTCAGACATTGCTAACTGCCAAGTTTCCTTAAACGTGTCTGTACCTGAACCAGCCGAAGAGCTTCCTCCTGCTGTTTGTAATAATTCATATACATCAGTATGCTTTGCTTTTAAGTAACGCATGAATCCTTTAAATGCACCAACTCTTGTTGCTAACTGGTAAGTTCCGTAGGACCAGCCGCCTGTTTTATCAAATCCAATTGCAGTAGGATTTCCTCTTGATTCGTATTTAGAGCTTAATGCTCCTAATTCATCACTATATTTAAAACTACTAGAATAGTTGTCAACTGGTGGAGTTCCCTGACCAGTGCCTGTTCCTCCTCCTGTAGACTGAGAACCACTTGAAATGCTTCCTCCACTTCCTGCTACAAATGCACTTGCTACTCTGCCGCCTTTGTTTTTATAAAACGAGTCTGGTGTGAGTACTCTTTCTGCTGTTGATAGGCCGCCTGGTGATTCTCTATCAGTTTCTGTCTTTTTAAACGATTGTGGATCTAAGTTTTCGTGATGTGGCCAAGGTTCATGTTGAGGAGCTCTTGTTAATATACTATCATATGCAACAGGATTTAAACTTCCTGGAAACACATAAGGTAGTTGTACTGTCTCTAACGGCTCAACAGTATCGGCTTGATCGGCTTGTGCTGCAATAGGCCCGTTCACGTGTATATATGTTGCAGTTTCTCTATGTTCTTTACCACTACTAATATGTGTATATGCACCAGCTGTTAATCTATTGTCTTGGCCGCTATTAATATGTAGATATTTGCCTGTTGAGATAAAGTGGTTTTCAGCAACTCCTGTATGCATTGTACCTGCTACTGTAATTTTAGAATCGTTACCAACAAGCAAGTTATGATTATGCTGTGCTTCTATTTGTACTCTGCCGCTTTCTAATCCTTTAGCATCTTGTTCTGCACCCTTACTATAACGTGCAGTAGCTTTCATATTAATATTTCTGCCAGCTTCCATGTTTATATCACGTTCAGCTGTAATGTTTAAATCATTATCAGTCATAATACTAACACTATCGTTTGCGTGGATATCAATTTTACCATCACTGGTCATTTCTATCCAAGTTGTGCCACGGGCATTTCCAATATAAATTAAGTCTTCTGAATTATGCATTACAATTTGATGACCAGTTCTAGTCCTAAATCTTAATAATTCATTTTGCGGTATTGTTTGTTTGCCACCCATTTCAGAAGCCATTTTATTAACATAAATTGGAGGGCCTTCTTCAGGATGAGTTTTTCTAATAAATGACGGATCGCCATCATCCATAACAAAACTTGATCCGCCTAGTCTATTATAAGGAACATTTATTTTGTCATCTGCCGGACCTATTGTAACCTTAGGAGAACCATCTCTTTTATCTTGTGGACCCGGAGTACTAAGGCCAAATACCATACTAGGAATTTCTCTTCTAGCACTAGTAGTTGTTGTTCCCCTAATTTCGTCAAATAATAATCCTTGCGTTTCAAGTACTTCTGTAAAATCTTTATTATAAGGTTTCTTAAACAAAGTAGGATCAATAGCGGCGCCGTCTTCAAATGCTTTATTATACTCACCTACGGGTAATTTTGCACCTTTAATATTATCAGGAGTTAATGCTGTTGTTTGCTCTGTACTAGCTTTACCATCAGGAACCATAAAGTTCATATAATCGTCAGGTATACAACCTATCCAATAACCTAAGTTTAAATTTCCTTCTGCAAATATTACAAGTACTCGTGTGCCGATGTCTGGAGGCACTGCCCACATACCATAACTCTTTTGAGTGTTTTGATAACCATCATTTGGCGTTAATCCGGCCGCTGGAGTAATTCCATAAAAAGGACTGAGGTATCGTACTTGTACTAACTCGCCTCCTTTTTCAGGAGTGCCGCCTGAACCAGAATACTTTATTAATTCAACTTCTAGTCCGCCCATATACCTTGTGTCGAGGTGGTTGACAACTACAGCTTCGTAAGGACCAATGTCTCTTTTCGTAACTTTTTGGTTATTGGTTCTTTTATATCTTCCGCTTTGACTCATGTTTTATCCGTCCTGTAATAGTAATTATCACACCATTGCATCAAAAAGGACCTGTTTCTGACTGCTCGTTTGTTGTAACAGTATTGCCCTCTGTAGTAGAATTACCTGCGCCTCCGCTGATGCCTGCAGCAATGCCTACACGTATTTTTTTACCAGTTTCAAAATCGTAACGATCATCAAATAATGTTATTGCTTCGTAAGCATATACACCTGCATCTGCCGGCAAATGCGAAAAGTCTTGGCTGACAACTTTTGGAGTAACCCAAATGTCTGCATCCATTTCATCAATATCGTTATTAGTTAATTTAGCAGCATCAAGGTTAGCAGAATAAACAAAATCCGTAATAGGATTCTCTTTAGCTTTGATAATTAAATTTTCTTCTGTAAACGAAGTACCACTTATAATAGATAATGCTTTCTTTCGAGCGGTTACTGCGTTTTCAATATATTTTTGATTAATAGAAAATTGTTCAGGAGTTAAATTACTAATTGGTCTTACTGTTTTAGATAAAAGCAAATACGTAGAGTATTGTGTTACTGCTTCAGGAGGGATTACTTCGTCAGTAGTATTTGTAGCAAATACTTGATCTTTTGTTATTACGCCAGAAGCTGTAATAGTTTGGTAAGTATTTTTTTCTTGTTTAAATG